CGCCCTAATCTAGGAGGCCGCCCCTAGCGCCGCCTGGCGAACGCCGGGCGGCCACCAGGCCAACCAGTGAAGGCAAGGGCACAGGGCCCGGCCAACGGTCAGAAAGGACCTAGAGAATGCAAGCAACATTGTTCGCTGCGATCGCCGAGCTCGACGCACCGCGCGACGTCCTCGACAAGGCAAACCGCATCGTGCCGCGCCTTCACCGGCGCACCTTCTGGAACCGTCACACCGACGCACGCCGCCTCATTGCCGTGACCTTCGGCCTTGAAGCGCTCGAGCGCGAACTGGCGGGTATAGAGCGACGGCACCAAGAACGCGGCCACATCGACGGGCATGACTACCAGCTGCGCAACGAATTGACCGGGCGGATATTCCACGAGCTCGACCAGCTCGATCCGACTGGCACGACGCGGCGCCTTTTGTGGGAGTGCCTCTAGTGGCCCGCCGCCCCGCCAGCTGGCGCCGCCGGGCTCGCACCCCGGCCGCGCCCTTCACCCTCGAGGAGGATGCCGAGCTCAAGCAGATGGTGCGCATCGGCCTGTCCTGCGATTACTATCGCATCGGCCTGCCCGATCGCGGCTTTGGCGAGATCCTCGAGCGCCGCCTGCAACTGATCGAAACCGGTCAGCTGCAACGGGCCCGGGAAATCTAGGAGAGCGTCATGCGGTTCAAGAAACATATCCGCCACCCCTTCACCGATACCCCCCGCAAGCGCGCCGCCGTCCTACGCCGGCAGCAGCGCGAGCGCGATGCCTTCCCGCTATTCGCGGCCGAGATCGCGGCCGGGCAACACGACGTCGACCAGGTGATGAGCGATCGCGAGCGTCATTGGTTGATCGCGGAGATCAAAGCCCGCAGCGAACGCGCGGCACATTGGCTCGAAGTGCGCGCCTCGATCGCCGACCTTCCCGATCGCGAGCGCCGCCTGTTCCTCGCGTTCTGGAATGCGCATCGCTGGTTCCCCGGCGATCCCTCGTACTGCGCTACGGTCCTGCGCTGCTACCGCCGCGGCGACTATGTCGAACAGGCCGGCAAGCTGGTTTCGCGCCACGAAGCCGAATACCAGGCCGGCCTCGAGCTGCAGGCGCGCGAGGCATCCGATCGCGAGCTCGAGCAGATCATCCAGTCACACCCCAACATGAAACTGGTCGAGGCCGCGCGGGCCGAGCGCAATCGGCGCCTCGCCTAATCCTCTGTCTGTTCCTTGTACCATTCGCTCGCGGCCGAGGGCTTGCTCGCATCGGGCAGGTCCTCGGCATCGAGCACCGCGTGCAGCGGCACCAGCACCGCCGTCAGAGATCGCCGGCCGAACTTGACCTTGACGCCCTCGATCGCACCGGGGATGCGCGCCAACGCTCCGCCCCAGATGCCCGCCCATACCTTTCCCTGGTACAGCCGGCCGAGCTCGGTGTGCGACAGCGCCACCGCCAGGAACCCCGGCGCCTTGCTCTCGAACGTGCTCGCGCCCCAGCGCGCGCCGCGGACCAATTGCCCGCGGCCGTCGTGTTCTTCGGGATGATGGACCGCGTTCACCAGTTTGAGGCCCAGCTCCTGCAGCCGCTTGGCCGCCTTTTCGCCGCGCGTCGAATGCGTTTCGGGATCCGGCGTATCGTATAGCGGCGCCATGGCATGCGCCACCGCATCGCCGATCCAGCTGGCGATCGTCTCGCGTTCGTCACCGCCGCGCGCCTGGACCATCGAATTGAGCAGATGCTCGAGACATTCCTCATGGTCGGCGGTCGCCTGCGCAACCTCGCGCATGCGATCGGGCCGGCACAGCTCGGCCCAGCGATCCACCTCGCTTTGCGGCGGCAGCCCGCGCTCGATATCCGCCGCGCTATCGGCGCCCGCCTCGTAATCGCCTTCGTCCCAGTCGTGCAACAGCACATCGCCGCAGGCCAGCAGCCAGCCAAACTGGTCGCACGCGCGCGCCACATGCCCCTCGCGCGCCAGCGCCGCATGGTATTTGAGCTTGGTCGGCTCAAGGCGATGCCACCCGTCGACCATCCGCCGCATCAGCTCGCGCCCCAGCAACGGCAGCTTGTAGCTCGGCAGGTCGGGCGGCACCGATCCCTCCGCCAACGGCTTGAGCTCGAGGATCGCCAGGCGGCTCCGGTCCTGCGGTTTCAGCGGCGGGATATTGATGCTCGAGAACCAGAACAGGCTGCGCAGCGTGAATTCGTGCGCCTGGTGATCCTGCCCGCCACGGTGCATTTTGTCCCCGCTCGAGCTGATCCGCGCCAGCTCGACCACTTCCTTGACCTTGCGCGCATTGTCCTCGTCGGCCTCGATCTCGTCGATCATCACCGGCACGGTCGCATTCTGCAGGCTCTGGCGGATCGCGGCCGAGCTCGCATTGCCGGTGCGGAAAAGCCCCTCACCGAACAGCTGGTGGATCACGCCGTCCTGTCCGTTCAGTGTCGATTTGCCGGTGCCCGCGCCGCCGGTTATCCATACATTCGATCGCCAACGCAGCGCGCCGCCGACCAGGCTCGCTCCGATCGCTCCCAGCAACATGCGTGGATCCACCAGCGGCCGGCGCCAGTTCCAGGTAATCAGCAGTTTGGTCAGCTCGCGCGCGGCGCGCGGGCCCACCGGCTCCTCATAGGGTTGGGGGATCGTCTCGGCGCCGGGATAGACGAAACCGGCATGCGTGCCCGGCTCCACCCACTCCCACCCGCGTATCGATCCATCAACCCGGTGCAGGCTGGTCAGCACCTTGTCGCCGCAATGCAGCGTCAGCCCGGTGACATTGTGCGCATGCGCACCCAGCCCGCGCACCTTGCCCGCGGCGGTGAATATCCCCTTGCGCGCGCATTCCACGATCAGCGCCTGGCTCGCCTCGGCCTGGTCGAAGCCGATTATCTCGCTCCGCTTGACCAGGTGCCGCGCCGCTCCGCGTCCCTCGTAAACCGGTTTCGACCATTGCGGGAAATTGTCCTCGAGCCAGTCGGCATGCTCGCCGAACAGCGCGATCAGTGAATTCTTGCCATGCCGATTGCCGGCCTCGAGGCCGACCAGCTGCCCATTGGCATCGAGGTAATAGCAGGTCTGCTTTCCATCGATCGAGCTCTTGATCCCCAGCGGGCGCACTGGGCAACCCGGCGGAAAGGGCGGCACTTCGCGCTTGCGCTTTTCGGGCACATCGCCCTCCTGCGCCATCAGCGGCGCGGGCGCCGGATTGTCGAGCGCTTCCCGTATCTGCGCGACGGTTTCAGACATGCGACCCCTTCAACGGACAATCCTTCTCGATACAGTCGCGGCCGAAATCGGCGGGAACGTAACCGCCCTCCTGCCCCCAGCCACCACATTTGCAGAACGCACGGCCGGCGCCTTCCTCGCGCATGGCTCGCGCGCGCTCGGCCTCGGC